CAGCCCACTCCTGGTATTGCTTGCCCATTGAGTCAGTGATTGTTTGCTGGCGCTGCTGCTCGATGAGCGCTTGCACAGCGGGGTTATTGGCAAACTGGCGCAACTCATCAAGTTCTTTCTTCTGTCGCTGGATAATGCCGGTGGCCACCGCTGCCAGTTCCCAGCAGTCGGCGGGTGTTTCGCCGTCGTCACGCACTTTCCCGAGGCCATAACAGCCGCCACAGGGCTGGCGCTTGTCGCCCTTGATCTGGTCGTGGCCGGTGCCGAGACAAACGGAGCAGTCGTTCGGCGCAATGGGGCGCCAGCTGCTATTCCAGTCATCTACGGTGGTGGCGCTTTGTACGTCTTTGTCTAGGTCGTGATAGATCACCAGCGTTTGTCCGTCTAACGGTCCAGTTCCAGCATGGCTGGCCACTTGAGCAAAGCGCCCGCCATGGGCTCGGTGGGTGTGGGTTGGTTGTGTCATGCATCCCCCGGAGCAGGCAGTAGCGGCGGCATGGTTCCGGTGTCATAGGATTTTTGGACTTGCGGCAGCATCCAGCGCCCGACAGTCCCACCGTTGGGCAGTACGATGTGGGCCAAGAACTCCTCTTCAAACTCAGCAATGCCTGACTCGACCGCCTCAAGCTTGGCCTTAATGACCAGGGCGAGGGCTCGCCAACGCTGGCGACAGGCTTGCTCCCATGCTTTAGCGGCTTGTGCTGGCGCTCGCTCGCGGCCTGTATCGGTAGTGGTGAAGTCGTCGCTATTGCGGTCGGGCATCTTCAGATCAAAACGGATCCGGCGCCCGCTCATCTGGAACGCCATCACAGCCGTACCGCCATCCCAGCCATACATGAAACCGCTGGCGCCGTAGCGGGAAACGGTTTGCTCAATCTCGGCACGGCTGCGCTCACTGGGAACGCTGGTTTTTTCTGCGTAGCGGCTCACGCGACCTCGCTTAGCGGCATAAACCGCTGCTCGTGGGTGAAGTTTGCTTCAAGCTGCCGACATTCTGATAGCGGCCCTTGGTCATGCCCGCGTTGTCCTGGTATTCGCCGGTCTTGACGACGATATCCATGATTTTCTGTGCTGCCACGATGCTGTCCTTCTGAGTGATGTTTGATTGCTGGCGCTGGTTATTGGTCGGGGCCTTTACCTGAATTGGACGGCAAGGCAGGGGAGCGAGGTGCGGGCATAAACTGGCTGCTCGATATCTGCCCCGTCAGACCCATGTGCTTGATTTCTGCCTGAGCGCTGCCGAGGATCGACGCCGACAGCTGGTTGATTGACTTGCTGCGCTCAATCTCTTGCTTGAGCTCGTCGCCGTCCAGGTCTTCGTTCCCCAGCTTTTCCAGTTGGGCGAACAGGTGGTTTCTGAGGCCTTCCAAATCACGATTCATTCTGTTTGATCCTGTTTTTGATCTTTCGGTTAAGTGTGCCGCGCAGCTGAATGATCTGGCTAATCTCTGGCGGGTAGTTGGTATGGTGGCTGTTGCGCCGCATGTTCTCTGAGCGGGTGATCAGCTCCAGGTTATTGATGGCAAAGTGGCGATTGTTGCCATCCTTGAAGGCCACGATGCGGCCATCTGGCACAGGTCCGTAACGTTCTTCCCACACAATGTGCTGCACTGGTCGGTAGTTCTCGTGCTGTGTCCCGCCTTCGGCAATTTTGCGGTAGAGATAGCCGCTGATCTCCATCTCGTGGCCAATCGGCTTCCAGTTGTGGCTGATGTGACCTGGCTTGAAGCGCGTGCCCTTGCCGCCGATATCCAGGCCTTTCATGCCCTTGTTCCAAGCTGTGTCGCCCTGGCGGAACCGTCCGGGATGGGTAGCTATATATTCGGGCGACTTGAGTAGCTGCCGCTTCGCCGCGGTGCTCTTGATGCTGTGATAGCTGCGCCCGAAGATCCGCGCCAGCGTGGCGTTGCTGGCGTGCGGGTACATATCGTGCAGCAGCTCCAGGTCGCTATCGCTCCACGGCTTGCTGTTGTTTCTGAGCGGGTCGATCGTTGTCATGCCGAAGCCCTGGTCCAATAAAGCGTAATATCGCGCGCGGTAGAAACACCGCATCCGTATTTAGCAGCCAGCTGCAGGTAACTCATGCTGTGGCGCTCCCGGTCGTGCCGCATCTGCCTGACCTGATCGTCAGACAGTCGGGCCTTCTGGTGATACTGACCAACGCGATGGCCGGTATGGTTTCTTGCTATGTGCATTGTTCCGCCTCGCCGTCGAGCCACTCGATCAGCTGCTCGATGCTGGCGCGGAGTGCCTGCGCCATCAGAAAGAAGTCTGTTTCAATGCGCGCCACCTGATCGTCGCCGTCGTCGGCATCGTTCGCCTTATCGATCACGGCGTCATCGAAGCGCAGCGACTTGAGTGCTAGATCATCGTGAAGCACAAATGAAATCTGGCCCTCGATACTCAATGCCAGCTGCGACGCTTGCCGCCCAACCTCTAAGTGCTGATGCATCTCGTCGCTATCGAGGTCGAGCTGACGACCTCGCAACACGCCGTCATCGCCTTTATCTTTCAGCACAACGCTGTCACCTATTTGCATGTCAGCGGGGCGTGATGCTGGGTCGATAAGCCACGTCGTCATGGCCCGCATCGGCAATGTCTGGCTGCTGAGCGGCGTCACTTTCAAGCTGCCCAGCGTTTCCCGTAGCAGGTCGAGCACTTCCTCGGCGCGCGTGCGGCTGCCGGTGTTGATGGCTATCAGCTGGCGCTCGGTGTCCCACCAAACATCTGACGATTGTCGCCGCACGAACGCGCGGGGTAGCAGCTCTTCGTAAACCTGCTCTTTTATGGCCGCCTTCTCGCGGCGCATCAGCTTCCGGTTTTCCGATGCCTCGATGGCACCTGAGCGGTCAGCCAGCTCTTCATTGACGACCGATGAGGGCAAAATCCTCTCCTTCCGCACGGCGGTCATCAATCGGTGGCCTTGAAGCTCATGAAGCACCTGTGACGAGCATCTGCCAGCTGGCGGAACCCAGCCCATACGGCGCGACTCGTTGCCGTGAAGCGGCCGCATCGCCTGGCTTTCCAGTGCTTTAGACAGCTCGCCGGCGTCAATTTGTGCGGCACCGTGTAGGCGGTAAATGAACAGGTTTTTGAACCACATGGTTTTCTCCTTTCTGCGCAGAGGATGGCTACTGCGATTATTGTTCAGCGCCGCGTTACGTGCGGCTGCCGGTGCGCGCTCAACCCTGCCGCGTGAAGCGGTGACCGCGCCCCGTCATGCAACGGGGTGGCGGGGGGATATACGGGCTGCCGCGCACTGAGCCTGTTATATGCGCCACCTGCCCCTGGGCTATTCAGCACCTGCCTAATTTTTACTATCGCTAATTAGACAAGGGGGTGGGTGGTACTCGACCTCTGGCGCCCGTTCGCTCAGCCAGCGCGCTAGGCTGTCTAGTTGCCACAAGGCGTCCAGCCCTGTGAAACAGCACTCTGGCCCTGTTTGGGTCGTTCGCCACACCTCGGGGCGCAGCTTCACGACCAGTGTTCCGGCCTTGGCGTCTATGGTTAACGACGCCTCCTTGTCAGCGCTGGGGCTTAGCTCTAGCACCATGTTGGTAATGGTGTGGATTCTGTTTCTCACTAGATCGTCGTGGAGCTTTCTCTCTAGGGCAGATAACGGTGAGGAAATTGTCATCGTGGAAATCTCATGATTTGTATGCAGAAGCTCTGCTCTTCAGGAATCCTGGCCTTTTGTCGGCTCTGGCCGGCGCTCTGGCCCTGTGATTATCTTGACGCTGGTGCGTTGTTGAGCGCGCCCCTCAATGGCTTGTACGTTCATGCCGCTTCTCCATGAGGTTTGTTACTACGATGCCGGCCAGCACGATCACCGTCATGCCGATAAAGGTGCCGATGGTTCCTGCAATCGGCGCCAGCACGGGGCCTATGTGGTCTGTTGCTGCCTGGGCGATAGCCAGGACGGGGTTGCTCCAGTTACTCATAACATCACCTCGCGGCGTGCGGTGCGGGCGCTGGCGCCTGCGGTGGGGCGGGTGCGCATGGGTTGGCGTACTCGTGCGGCGGTGGTGTTGCCCAGGTCGGTGACCAGCAGCGCCAGCAGCAGCGGGGCGATCCAGCCACGGCGCAGGGCTTCGGCTACGGCACCAGCGGCGCGGTAGACGCGAAGCTTGTGCTTTGCGCGCCCCAGGCTGTCTTTGACGGTTTCGGGTGAGCGCTGAGTGGCGCGGCCAATCTCCTTGAAGGTGTTTCCTTCGGCCAGCAGCATCATGTCGTTGGCTTCGTTGAAGGTGAAGCCCGGCCCGCCGCGTTCGGCATTGACCTTGGCCTGCCACCTCCCTTGGGTGATTGTGTGCATGTCGGCATCCCTTGGGTTCGATGTTGTGCCCTTATTAAAGTACCTAAATGGTACATAGTCAATAGTAGTTTGACCTTTTTGGTACATGCGTGAAGGCAAGGGAATTCCGGAACAAAAAACCCGCCTCGATGGGCGGGTGGTGGGGAAGGGGCTGGCGGGTTAGGAAACCGATTCCAGCTGGCGCTCGGCAATTGCTTTGGACTCACGATACTCCCAAGCTTCGGCGGCCATGGTCCAGTGCACTTCGAGCTGATCTTCCTCAATTGCCTCGCGGACCTCTGTCAGCGGCACTCTGAAGAACTCCTTTCGGGGATTGATGCGGTTAACCTGGTGCTCAGCGAACTGGCGATGCAGCTCGCGCTCCAGGGTGGGGGCATCTTCGGAGTAGATCATCGCGTGTACGTCGAACGCGAAAGGCACGCTGGCATCGCCCAGCTCCCGCACGCGATCTTGTGGCTCAAGCCGGCGAGTCATGCCAATCTTGAATACGCCCTCACCGAATGAGCCGATGTTGGAAATGATATACACATGCCCGCGCTTAGTTTGCTGGGCCATGGATAGCGCACGCTGACCACGCGCACTGGATTCTTCGAGCTGTTGCTCCAGTTCTGCCAAACGGGCCTGGTATTCAGCGCGCTCTTCCTCGTTAGCGCTTTCGAACTGCTTGCGGGCTTCTGCCATAGCTTTGGCCAGAATGCGCTCTTCCTTTTCGGACTGTTTGATGGCTTTCTCCATCTCACGCCGGGCTCGCTCTTCTTCGCGCATTTGCTCGCGTATTTCGCGCTGTTCTTCCTGCTCTATGCGGCGCAGCTCCATGGTGGCAGTCGCCCACTTCAGCTCTTCCAGCCGCGCCTGCAGGTAGAGGTCGGTGATGCGGGCATCCTTGAAGGCCTTGCCGTTGTGGTTCACCACGGCGAAGGCATCGAGGATCGCCTGGTGTAGCTTGCCGTAGTTGTCGTGCTTGACCTTGGAGAGGATGGAGTCGACCTTGCCATTGAAGGCATCGACGGCGAACTGAATGGCATGCTGGCGCCGTACACGCTCAACGTAATCGCAGTCACCGGCTCGGTTGTTCTTGGCCATGTCACGGCTGTGCTTTCTCGCTTGCTTGAGCTTTTCGCCGGCGTCCTTATGGGAGAAATCTTCGGCCAAATCATCGAGTAGGCTGATATTGGGTACGATGTAGTCGTCACGGTAGCCTTCGATAATGTTGCGCATAGCCTTGGCGGTCTGTTCGTAGTGCTTAGCATCTTCTACGGCTTTAAGTGCGTTACCGGCGGTTTCTTCTGCCTGTCGGCGGGCATCGTCAATGATTTTGCGAGCCTGCTCATCAGCCAGCGCGACCACTGCCTCGGCTTTCTCTCGGGCATTTTTCCCTTGGGCGCGGCCTTCGCTAATGATACGCCGTTTCTCGTGCTCAGCCTCGGAGCGCACATCATCTGCTGCCAGTTTTGCCTTGGCCAATAATTTCTTGGCATATTGTTCGGCATGCTGCTTTATTTCCTCAGCGCGCTGCTTGAGCTCCTTAGCATATTCATCGGCGTCATGAACTTTTTCATATTGCCAAAGGTGCTCTGTAGATGCTTGTAGTTGGTCAAGATCCTTGTCTTTTTGCTTAGCTTTGCGCCAATAGACTAGAGTCATTATCCAGCCGGAAAAAGCCAAGATAGCTATGATCAGTAGGACAATAGTGCCCTCAGGCATGGCGCTCCCCTTATGTGAACTTGTGTTGTTGAAAGAACTATTGTGCCATAGAGGGGCATGACTTTATGTAAGACGTTGGCGATGGAGTGCGCGACCCGGTGGGTGGGGTGAAGCGGGGAGAAGGGTTGTATCGAACAAGCACAAAACCCCGCCCCCGAGGGCGGGGGAAGAGATAATAGCTAGGGTGGCTTATTCAGTTGGTGCGGGCGCTTGAGTGATATCCAAAGGGATCGACTGCAGGGGCTCTCCGTCGGCTGTTACGACAAGCGATATAACGCAAGGCTCAGTAATATTCAGTGGTGAGAAAATGAGGTTGCCTTGAATAACGCCTGGAGACTCTTCCAGCCAGCTGTCACTTTCACCGAAGCGGTCCGGCTCAATCTCTGTTTGAGCGATTGTGGTTTCGCCCAACAAAACATCTATCGACATGTGCTTAATTGGTCGGGCTCGATCAAACGTACAGAAAACAGACAAGCACAGCTTTGGAAGGGTGGCTGGAAGTTGCTCTACCTGTAGGTTGTTCGAATAGACACCCACAAATGTCAGCTTATCCCCGACTTCTTGGCGAATATCGTCACAAAAAATATTGAATAGGCTGCGGGTCATTTCTGTGAGCTCTCAAATGCGCTGCGCTGGCGCTGCAGCATGGTATCTATGGTGTTCATGTCCACATCTAGTGTATCGCAGAGCTTACGCATTGTTTCCCAGGTCACATTCTCAGAGCCTCGTTCAATTCTGGCAACGTGAGACTGACTGGTGCCGAGAAGGGTGCTTAGCGTGGTCTGCGACCAGCCTTTTCTAAGCCGCAATGATTTGACGGTATCGCCATCACCCCGCGACACCTGGTCAGCAATTCTTGCGCGCGCTCTTTCAAGGGCGGCTTTTTTTCTGGGGTTTTTCTCAGAATTAGCCACAACATCTTGAATGGAGGTGGCGCACCCAGGTGCCTGCGCGCGCTTGCTGTCTAGATGATACTCAAAGTCATACACCTTCTTCGCGAGGCGGCTAGATGGTGATTTGTGGCCACCCAGGCCGGCGCTAGTATATGTCGTCATAGGCGGCCAGGATCCGCTGCGATATTGGGTGGTCTGTGTCATAGTTGAACTCCCTTGGAGCTATTGCTAGCACGTAATGTGCAGCTTGGCTTGGAATATAGGCATATACTACGCGCCATTTTTTACCTGAGTCTTCAAGCTCCCATGCCTTCAGGCGCCATAGATCCTTGCCTCTATTCCATAATCTCAACCATTTGCTAACGCTGTATTGCTGGCCTGGTAGCTTATATTTTCCTAAATCATGAATCAGCAGGTCATCTAAAAGACGCTGGTCACCCTTTATCTCCTCCAGCATAGCCTCGATGTAGGCTGCGGCATCTTCGTCATGCTCCCATAAATCTTCCAAATCCTGCTGTGCATCTATATGGATGAAAAGCTGCAGCATTATATCTACCTAGGTATATGTGGTCAATTTAGCTCAAGGCTAGCCAAACTGGCAAGCATCACTTCGGATAACCCGCCCACTACAGCGTCGCCGGGGGTCATGCCGCCCCGTGCTGCTGCCACCATTCGATAGTTTGCTCAGCCAGGCCTGCGGTGGTGTCGTCACGCAGCACAGAAACGCCGGCATGCTGCAGGCGCTGCAGTTTCTCGCTGGCAGCCTCGTTGATACGGGCGTGTTCTTTGGCACTGAGGCCGCAGTCCTTGCCGGGTAGCAAGACAGAAAGCGAGGCGCGTCGCTTGGTTTGGCTGGTTATTAGGCTGAGGTCGGAGTGCGCTTGCAGAATGTTGTTCTCAACCACGATCGGGCTCTTGTACCAGGCGGAGGCGATCGAGCCCACGGCCTCTGAAGAGAGCAGCGGCACGTCAATATCAACAGTGTGACTGGTGGGCATTGTCAGCCGGTAGGGGCGCTCCTGGATGATGTGGCTGGCGCGCAGCCCCATGCGTTCGGTCATCAGCTGTAGCAGGGTATACCGAAGCTTGTGAGTAGAGCGGTACTTGAAGCGTGCGGGCTCGCGCTCTGTCCCAGGGCGCGCCAGCGTCACCACATCGGCGAAGAATTCATCAACAAGCGATTCGGCGCTCTCGCCGGCGGCATGTAGCGGTTGCCCGAGGCGAATGGTGTCACTGAGCTGACTACCAACCTCTCCGTGTGTGTCGACTAGGGTGGCCTCGATGTCCAGCAGGAGGTGCTCAACCATGCGCTGGTCTACGCGCTGGTCGTAAAGGCACTGTAGGCGGTCGAAGGTGTCCAGCATGCGGATCTCGACCTGCCCGGCATGGCTGAACATCACCCCAACGTTAAGGAACTCGCAGGCGGTGTCGTCCAGGCACAGGCTGATAGTGCGCCAGTGTCCGGACACTGCCGGCGTTTCCTGGGGGGCAGAAAGTGCCTGTCTGAGCTTGCGGGCCACGTTCATAGCAAGGTGCCTATTGCTGTGCGGTAGTGTTCCGGTTGAAGCCGGCTGGACAGGAAGCTTACCACGCGCCCAATGTCGTCTTCTTCCATCATCAGGCGGGCAAGCGTTTCGCGGGCTGCTTTTTCTCCACTATCTTGAAAGTAGACGTTAAACCCATTATAGGCGACATGGCGCTGGCTTTGCGTCGGTAGCCGTCTACTCCAGGAGGGGTCGTTTTTTTCTATGAAGCCGATTAGCCGGTTGGTGCAAGTGGGCGGGGAGTTCGCGAGCTGGCTGGGCTTCCAGCTGGGGCCAATGAATAAGCGGCCATGATCAATCAGCATGAGCTGGCCATCGCGGCTTTGCAGCAGGTTGCCGGGGTGGCGATCGGAGTTGAGTGTCCATTCGTCGAACGAGGCGATGGCTGGCGCTTGGTCGTGCTTCGCTAGGTAGCGAGAGATTCGCTGAACAAGGCGGCTCTGAAGTTCCTCACTTGCCCCGTTCATATGATGCTGTATGAGATTGGGGGTGCGCATGTCTTCACTGAACCAGGCAATGAATACTTCCTGGCGTTTGCCTTGGGGCGTCACGCTGTCGGCGTGCTGCAGCACGTCTGCTGGAATGTAATCGCGCGGCAGCACGATAATCCCCGCGGTATGTGGCACTGGCAGGCCGCAGTATTTAGCCAGTATATAGCCTAGCGCCTCACTGACGACCTCCTGGTTATCGAGCACTTCTGTTCCGCACTCGATCATGTCAGGCAGCGGTTTGACGTAGCAGCGTCGTGATTCGCCTTCTATTTTCAAGCGGGCTTTGAAGATGGGGCTAATGCCGGTGTGCTCTGGTGCGGGAAGCTGACCCACCCAGTGCTCATGTGTCAGTAGGTGAATCATCGTTTTCCAACTTTTTCTTGAGCCGTTCGTGCCTCTTGTTCTGTGGGGAAGGCTTGTTGGTGGGTGGTGTGGCGGCAATGCGTTTTGCTATGCGTTCCAGTAGTAGCAGGTCATCTTCGGTCAGGCGGCCTTCACGGGCTGCCTCGGCAATATGCTGCAGCGCCTTCTCAGAGCGCGGCGAGGCCAGTAGCGCCAGATCCTGGGCCCATTGTTCGGCTTGATGGTTGCTGCTGTGAGCGTTTGTATCAATGCGCGTGTCGTGATCGTAGTCCATCCAGCCGCTGGGCTTGTTAAAGCACGACTCAATGTGGCGAGCCATTCGGCTGCCGATGTTCTTGGTCGGGTTCGCACCCATGATGCGACTCATTTGTGTGGGCTCGCGATCCACTCGGGCTGCAAATTGAGTGGTTCCGCCAGCCTGTTCAGCAAGCGTTCGCGCGTTCTCCAAGCGAATTTGTGCAATTTCTTTCATAAGCATATTTGACGTCAACTGTACTGCAAAGGTACAGAACCTTTACGGTACATGTCTCCTCGATATAATATGTATCTAAATGGTACTTTTGAGGGCGCAGAGAAGATGAGCACACCCCATCGCGACTACTGGAAATCGCTATCTGACAGCGACCGGGAGCGCATCGCTAAGCATGCCGGGACCACGCCGGAATATCTCCGACAGGTGCTGGTGTATGAGCGCCAGCCAAGCGCATCGATGGCTAAGCGTCTGGAGCGAGCTTCTGGTGGGGCTCTGACGCGCCGATCCCTTCGCCCTGACCTCTTCGCAGACATGCAGGTGGTGCAGCCATGAATTCAGTCTATAAGCGGCCCGCTCGTTTCGCATCGGCCACGGCGGGCGTGTGTGGATGTACAGGTGGGAATATGTACAGCTATTCAGGCAATGCTTTTCATAAACCTCTCTCGCCAAGTCAGGGGCTGGATGTAGTCCGTCCTTCCGCGCTCCTTTACCGAGTCGTTGTAGGCCGGCACTCGAAGGCTCTCAATGTTCGGCGCTTCCCGCATGGCGATCTGAAGGGCGCGGCTATCGAAGCTGGTGAGATCAAGGCTCTCGGCTTCGTTCAAAAGCGCCTGATACTCCCGCCTGGCGTCGATGCACTGTCGAGCTTTTCGTTCAGGGTAGATGACGAAGTCGAGCACTGTGCTCGCCGTGATCAACAGGCCACTGATGCCAGTAATCAGCGGCGTGGATGCGATAAAACCCGCGAATGCGGCACTGCCTGCGAACAGGCTGGTGAACTTGAAAAGCCCGGCCAGCCGTTTGTAGAAGCGCTCCTGCAGGATCATGTAGCGAACCGAGTACTTGGCGTCTCCTTGGGCTTCGTAAAGGGTGCGCTCGTCCGTTCTGGCGGCTGGGGTGTGCTGCTTTGTCATTGTGCTGCCTCGCTACTGATTAGGCCTTTCTGGCGGCGGTGGAGGCGGTGTTCTCAGTGGCGGTGTGTAAGTCCGCCGATCTCCGTCGCCGCCATTCAGGCTGTGTTTTCTCGAATTCGTGTTTTTCATGGGCGTTCTCCGTTGCGCTGTGTGGGCCTTTGGTTCGCACCCTATAGCTTACGCTGCGCGGCGTATGAACGCCCACCCTTTGCTAATGGAGGTGCAGCATGAGCGAAGAACGTGCCTTCCGCGGCGTGTGGATCCCCGCCGAGATATGGCTGAATCGTGATCTATCACTGCAAGAGAAAGTGATGCTGATCGAGATTGACAGTCTGCAACACCCGCAAAAGGGATGTTTCAAGTCCAACAAGAAGCTGGCCGAGTTCTTTGGCCTATCGCCTAACCGTGTTTCCGAGGTGATCAGCTCCCTAAAGAAAAAGGGTTGGGTGACGGTTAAGCAGGTACGTGAAGGCAAGCAGATTGTCGAGCGTCGGATTTTTATGAATCGCCCGCTTGAGACGGCTGGCGCGGGTATTCGGAAAACCGAAGAGGGGTGTTCGGAAAATCGTGAGAACCCTATTCGAGAAACCGAAGAGGGGTATTCGGAAAAAGCGGCGAACCCTATTCGAAATGTCGAAGAGGGGTATTCGGAAAACCGTGAAGAGAGGGGTTCAGGTTTAGGGGTTCAGTTAGAGGGGTCCAGTAAGAGTTCTTTCGCACCGGGGGCAAGCCCCGATGCAGCAGAGGGGGATTACCTGGGCGCTGACGAACCTCAACCGTCACCCGCTGGCGCTCACGAATCGGGGGCTGATCTGCTGGCGCGTATCCCTGCCGACATGCCTGGAACCCGTGACCCGAAAGCCAAGACGTTCAAACCGTGGGCCAACTACGCCTGTGCTTACCGCAAGCGTTACGGCACCTGGCCGGTGTGGAACCAGAAAACCGCCGGTCAGGTGAGCCAATTGGTCGACCGCGTGGGGGTTGAGCTGGCGCCCAAAGTGGCGGCGTTCTACCTGCAGATGAACAACCAGTTTTATCTCGCCAAGGTGCATGCCGTGTCGCTGCTGCTGGCTGACTGCGAAGCCATTGCCACGCAGTGCACCACGGGGCGTCAGGTGACGCAGGCGCAAGCCCGTCAAGCCGACAGCACTCAATCCAATCTCAGCAACCTGGAGCAGGCCAAGGCGCTGATGCGCCAGCGCCGTGCCCAGCAGGAGGGATCACCATGCCACTGACCAATGAGCAACATGAGCAAGTCCTGGAACTGGTGTACGCCACTGCCGAGGTGCTTGGCCAGGAAATGCGCCCATCCGCTGGGATGCTGATTGCTGAAGATCTGAGCGCTTACCCGTTTGATGAGATTCGCCGCGCCTTGGCCCGCTGCCGTGCTGAGCTATACGGCAAGCTGACCTTGGCGGCGATCATTGAACGCTTACCAAGTGCTAACGCTCATTTGAGCGGTAACGAAGCATGGGCGCTGGCGCTGCACAGCACTGACGAACAGGAAACCGTGGTGTGGACGCCAGAGATTGCCCGGGCGTTTTCAGCGGCCAAGCCGGTTCTGGATGGTCGCGACAAGGTGGGAGCTCGCATGGCGTTTTTGGCGGCTTATGAACGTGAGCTTGCCAGCGCTAAAGCCGAAGCGCGTCAGCCTGAATGGCAGGTTTCGCTGGGGCATGACCCGCAGCGCCGCGAGATCGTGATGAATGATGCCATCAATGCCGGAAAACTGCCTGCGCCAAAAGTGGCGAATCTACTGCCACCGCCAGATAAGCCGATCACTGAGCAAGGTAAGCGCCAGCGTAAGGCGGTGGTTAGCCAGCTGAGTGACTTGATCAATCAGCCGGTTGGTCAGAAAGCCGAAGCCCGACGCGAAGCGCGTGAGCAGGAAGAAGCCCGCCGTCGTGAACTGTTGGAACAAGCTGGCGCGCCGCTGGCTGCAATGGGGAGTCGTTAATCATGAATACTGCATTTCAACCCAGCGGCAATGAAGTCAAGCACGCCGCGTTTAAGGAGCACCGCCGTAGCGGGCGGTTATGCGCCAGCCGTCAGTGCGTGCTGGATGCCTTTTCCGCTGGCCCGATGGCACGTAATGAAGTTGCCGATGCAGCAGGCGTTCCGCTTTCGAGTGCGTGTGGCCGTTGTCGTGAGCTGCTCGATGCGGACCTGGTTCAGGTAACAGGTACTACTCAGGATAAACCGGCCCGCCAGCGGCTGGCACTGACGGATAAGGGGTGGAAAGCCATCGGGGAGTGCATCTAATGACGCTGAGTAACGTCGAACACCAGGTGTTGGCGCTGATCTGTGATGAGCACCGCCAGACCCACCGTGGCGCCAAGATCCCCATCATCTATGCGGGCATGGGTGCGACAACGTACCAGCAGAAGGCGCGCATCGTTGATGTGCTGCATTCCCTGAAAAACCGTGGGCGTCTTGCCCTGGGGGTCGGGCCTGATGTTTGGGTACCGGTCAATGACGCGCGGTTATCGCTGCACAATCAGAGCATCGAGCCAAAGCCAACATGTTTTAAGTGCACCATTGAGCTCTGCGAATTTGATGCAAAGCAATATGGACATATCTGCAACGACTGCTTTAAGCAGCTAACGGCTGATAGTGAGGCAGAGGCTCAGGAGTACAGCTCCACGGTGGAGCGCATTGGCGCACCACTGCCTGATGAGCTGCTTAACCGTTGCGCTGCTATGAATGCGGTGCTTCTGGCGCAGGCTGAGAAAGCCCACTCAGCAGGCGATCCCGAAGCGTGGCGGGATCTGGCCTGGCTGATCGAGACGGGTAAGCAGTTGGTAGCTGCTGGGGGTGAGTCATGAGCTGGCTCGAATTCTTGGCCGCGATAGGCGCTGGCGCTGTGCTCACACTGGTAGTTGAAGTGGCGTTTTTCTTTTGGGCAACGGGCGGTATGGACGAAAACGGGGAGGGTGGCCAATGAAAGGCGGACTGCAAGCGCGCCGTGCGGGGATGCTGTGCCAGAACCCACGCTTTGCGCTCTATCTCGACCATCGTCGTCGTCGCTTCCATCAGATGGCTTATGGCTTGATGCCTGATGGCACCCATACCAAGGAAGATTGCGAGGATTGGTTACGTGCCGCGTGTGGAGTGAAAAGCCGTGCTGAGCTGGATCATGACGACACAGCACGCGCAATGCTCGACAAAATTATTTCCGATTATAGCAATTGGGAGCGCCAGCAGCGGTCAGGGGGTGCAGCTTGACGTTAAATATCCAGAAACCCAGGCGCCCACGTGCGCTGACCAAAAGCGGCGCGCCACGCAAGCGCCCAGTAGATTGGGAGGGCAAAGAACAAGCTTTATTAATCCGCTGGCTACTGGGCGAACGCCAGCGCGGCACGATGGTGGGGCGGCTCTACGATTTGACGTATCACGTGCCGAACGGTGGGCAGCGCAACAAGAAAACCGCCAGCGACCTAAAGCGCCAGGGTGTAAAGGCGGGTGTTAGCGACTTGGTGGTGATGGATGCGCGTGGCGGTTGGTTTGGGCTGTATATGGAATTTAAAGCCTCGCCACCGCATACCGCCGCCCTTGCTGAGAGTCAGCATGATTGGCTGGCGTTGGCAGAAAGTCGCGGGTATTGCGCTGTGTTGGCGGTGGGGCTAGAAGAGGCTAAGCGTGTGCTAAGTGAGTATGCGAGCTGGACGGATACCGGTAATTGGAATGGTCCTGGTCGTGAGCCAGTTGTGCCTATGAAAAGCTGTACCGAATGGAGGAAGGGTTGATGGGTATGGCACTGCGACAGGAGACGAGCATGGGGCAGGATTATCAGAAGATGCCGATCAAGGATCTGAAAGCGCTGGCGCGCCAGTGTCATGAAAACCACGATCCTGAAGCCGCCCGCGTGTTTGTTGATCGTGTGTTGGATATGGAGGTGGAGCGCCGCACTTGGTACGCACACGAGAACCCAGGCTTCCAGCCGTTCAGTTCGACCGCTAAGCTGGGAGAGCATCCAGGTGGCGGCACCGCCGCTGCCGATCCGCTAGTGTTGGCTTACGATAGGGGTATACGCGTCCATGCTGCCCACGAAGAAGCACGCCAGTTCCTTGAATATGCACGCCTCAAGCCCCGTAACCTGCTGGCGGCACTTATTCAGTCAGCAAAAACAGACCGGCGTGTCACCGGCCCTTGGGGTAAGAGTTACGACCAGATAGCTGCTGATACAGGCCTGTATGCACAGCGACTGGGGTTCTCTCCCGGCGTCATGCACGGCAATACGCTGATGTGCTACGACACCATCAAGCATGATTCAGGCTGGCGCGAGCAAGTAGAGACAAAGCACGTTGTTCCGCTGTTTAGAAACGGCCAGGCCGTGAAGGATGCCGCAAAGCAGGCGAGGGTAGAGCTGTTGCTTTTGGCCAAGATATAAATCAGCACCTATATGTTGTATTAGCTCCACGGTTGTCCTACTATGCTTTTAGGCTGGCGCTAAATGTCGCTAGCCGCCACACACCATAAAGCCCTGCCGGGTTATCTCGGCGGGGCTTTTGCGTTTCTAGCGGGTGGGACAAACGGTTAACCAGTTGTTTCGATCGCCGCCACCTGGCGTTTTATGCCCGTCTCCTTGCGGGCTTTTTTATTCCCGAGGTTTCGCCATGACTTTTCTATTCATGCACGAAGTGCCGCAGAAGGGAGAAGTCACCTACACCCCGCAGCCCTTTCTGCTGCCTTGGGGTGCCAAGGTAAGCGATCCCTTCGTTACCAAGCTGCTCGATATTTGCAACCGCATGGGCTGGGGCCCTGATCTGGCTGACGAGCTAATGGGCTGCATGGCCTTTGAGTCCGCTCGCACGTTCTCTCCTTCCGTACGCAATGCGGCAGGCAGCGGAGCCACTGGTTTGATCCAGTTTATGCCCGCAACCGCTCGCGACCTTGGCACGACTACAGGCGCTCTCGCTCGCATGAGCGACGTTGACCAGCTTGAGTACGTTTACCGCTACTTCACAAAGTACCGATGGCATGAGCGCGTGAAGCAGCTTGAAGACATGTACATGGCGATTCTTATGCCCAAGTACATCAGCTACCCGCTAGGCGCCGTGCTGTTTAATGATGGCACGCGAGCGTATACGCAGAATCGCGGATTAGACGCAGATCAAGATGGGCGTATCACCAAGGCGGAAGCGGCTGCAAAAGTCCGTGCTGTTTACACGGAGGGCTTCGCCAGCGGCAATGCCAGGGAAGTCTTTTACAATGAAATTGATGCTGAGGTCGTCTAATGCCATGGCGCAATTCTGGATTGTTGCAAGAGATGCTGCTGGCGTTCACGTTAGCGGGAGCGGTGATTATGGGCTTTATCGCTAAAATCGCAGCTGAAATCAAAAGCGGAGAGCGCGAAAAGTTTTTTACCAGGCGCCTTCTGCTGGACGTGCCTGCAATGGCTGTCATGTTTGCCATTGCCGCCGGGGTCAGTGAGCGATACGGATTAGTGGGCTGGCAGTCTACCGGCGTTGGCATGATCGCTGGCTATGTGGGCCCTCGTGGCATCGACATCATTCTAATGGCGGTCGCTGATCGCGTGCGAGGCGGCAAGTGAAGTTGACCGACGACTCAAAGCATTGGAGTAAGTTTTGGAGTGTGCGGCTCTCCATGCTGGCAGCGGTGCTCGCAGCCCTTGAGGCCAGCCTGCCGCTCTGGCAAGACGTTGTGCCTGCCGGTGCGTTTGCTGCTGCATCTACCAGCGTGGCGATGCTTGCCGCTGGGGCGCGTGTCGTAAAGCAGTCCATCAAGGGGCGTGACTGATGATTGCTTCATTGAAGGCAAAAGCGATAACCGGCGGCGTGACTGCCTTGCTCCTGGTCTCAGCTTACGGTTACTGGCAGTACATCACCGGTGAGCGTGACGCCTATCAGGCTGAGGCTCAGCGCCAGCAGGCAAGGGCAGACGTACTGCAAGAGCACCAACAGTGGCAGCGTCAGCAGATTCAGGTGCTCAACGATGCGCTAGCAGAGCGCGACCAGGCGTTGGCTGTCATCGCTGACGATATAAGCGCCAGCAAAGCGGCGCTCCAACAGTTGGGAGAGACCGATGGTGAAGCGCGTGACTGGCTTGATCGTGATGTGCCTACTGGTATTGATGACTGGTTGCGCCAGCTCCAGCAGCCCAGCCCCGGTGATGGTGTGCGACTGCCCGACGATACCGGCACACCTGACGGCTAAGCTACCCACGCCTGAGCGCATACTGCAAAGCCAACGCGGTTTGCTTTTATGGCTCGCTGAGTATGAGGCATTGAGACGCCGCGCTAACGCTGACCGCGCGGCGGTGGTGGAGATCATGCGCGTGGGCGAAGAGGATGACGATTAATGCCAGCACGCACACCAACACCTTGCCGCGACAAGCTTTGCCGCAACACTACCCGCCACGCCCATGGCTACTGTGATGATCATGCTGACAAGGCTAAAGCGTGGAGCCGTGGCCGTGGTGGTCGTGGGCGTGGTGGTCGAGCGTGGCGTCGTTTGCGTGATTCAGTAGCTGAGCGTGATCGCTATCTGTGCCAGGAGTGCAAACGGCAAGGCAGAGTGACGCCATTTCAGTCAGTGGATCACATCGTCCCAGAAGCCGAGGGCGGCCGATCAGTGCCGTCTAACCTTGAGGCCCTGTGCGGGCCTTGCCACAAAGTGAAGACGCAAGCTGAGTCACTGCGCGCCCGTCAGCGCGGCGGCTGACACCCCCAGGGGGGTGGTCAAATCTCTACAGGTCTGGCGCGCGGACACCGCACCCCCAGTCATTTTTTTATGCGTGAGAAATAACGAAACTTTTTTCGGAGGTCTGGATGGGTAATGAAGCGGCCGTCCGGGCATCGGGTGGTGGTCGAAAACGCAAAACCTCCGTCCAACATAAAAGCTCAATTTCTCGTATTGCACCGCCGCCAGAACTGATTGATGAAACCGCTGTTCGGATCTGGAAAACCCAAAGCAAGATCCTGATCGAGCGAGGGACGTTTGAACCTGAAGATGCTCCCTTGCTGCTGGCCTACTGTAATAGCTTCGCTTACATGATTCGCGCCGACCTTCAAATAACCGACTGGGCAAACCCGCACGGTGGCATGGTGGTTGAAACAGCAGACGGCAGCATTAAGAAGTCACCTTACGTCGCTGCCCGTAATGATTACATCGCGCAATTATCGCGCCTCGGCTCATTGCTCGGACTGGACCCACTGACCCGCCTGCGCATGCTGGGCGGGGGTGGCGAAGGTGGCGGCGAAGAGGGTAACGAATTCGACGAGTTCTAATCTATGGCCGCATATCCTAACGTCAACGCGGCGCAGAAGTACGCGCGCGACGTGGTGGGCGGCCGGATCCCAGCCTGCCAATACGTTCAGCAGGCCTGCGCTAGACACCTCAACGATTCAAAGGCCAGCAAGGCAAAGAGCTATCCATTCCGATTTGATCGGGACAAAGCCGAACGGGTATGCCGGTTCATCCAGTTGATGCCACACACCAAAGGCAAGTGGGCGCGCGGCAAGCAACGTATCACGTTGGAACCCTGGCAGCTGTTCATGTTCTCGATGCTGTATGGCTGGGTACGCAAAGCGGATAAAACACGCCGCTACCGTGAAGCCTACATCGAGGTGCCCCGCAAGAATGGCAAGTCGATCATCGCCGCTGGCGCTGGCATCTATGCATTCTGCGCTGACAACGAATACGGCGCTGAGGTTTATTGCGGCGCCACCAGCGAGAAGCAGGCCTGGGAGGTTTTCAAGCCTGCGCTGGAGATGGCAAAGAAACTGCCCACCCTGCGCAAGCGTTTTGGCATTGTGCCCTGGGCAAAGAAGCTGGAACGCACCGACGGCAGTAAGTTCGAGCCGGTGATCGGTGACCCGGGCGATGGTTCAAGCCCCAGTATGGCGATCATCGACGAGTACCACGAGCACCCAGATTCGCGTTTGTACGACACGATGATTACCGGCCAGGGCGCGCGGGATCAGCCTTTGGTGCTGGTGATTACAACGGCAGGTTTTGATATAGCCGGACCCTGCTACGGCATGCGTGAACGCAGTATTGAAATGCTCGAAGGTGTGCAGACCGATGACGAGCTGTTTGCCATCATCTATACAATCGACAAAGACGACGACTGGACCACCAAAGACGCCCTTATTAAAGCCAACCCCAACGCGGGTGTATCCGTTGGGCTGGACTACCTGGTTGCCCGCCAGCAAGCCGCGATTAAACGCGCGCGCATTGCCAACAGCTTTAAAACCAAGCACCTCAACCTGTGGGTATCCTCGAAAGAGGGCTTCTTCAACATGCAGAGTTGGGAAGCGTGTGAAGACCGCACGCTGACCGTTGAGCAATTCCAGGGTGTTGACTGCTATTACGGCTTTGACCTGGCGCGGAAGCTCGATTTGACCGGCATGGTTCGCGTGTTTGTTCAGCAGATCGACGGACGAACCCATTACTACTGCATCGGCCCTACGTTCTGGGTGCCCGAGGATACGGTATTCAACGACGAAGACCGCCGCACAGCAGAGCGCTATCAGGCCTGGGTAGAAGCCAAACAGCTGGAAAGCACCGACGGCGCTGAGATTGATTATCGGGAAGTGCTGGCACAAGCGAAAGAAGCGCATCTTCAGGCTCCTGCCATTCAGTCAGGCATTGACCCTCACGGCGCTGCGAATTTATCGCACCAGTTGGATGATGCAGGACTTAACCCCGTCACCATTCAGCAGGGTTACAAGAATTTGTCTGACCCCATGAAAGAATTAGAGGCCGCTATTCTGACCGGACGCTTCCACCATGATGGCCACCCCATCATGACCTGGTGTATGGGCAATGTCGTTGCCAAATACTTGCCCGGCAATGATGACGTAATGAGGCCAATCAAGCAGGGGAATCAGAATAAGATCGATGGAGCGGTTGCTCTGATCATTGCCATCGGGCGAGCAATGGTACCTCAAGAAGACGACCTTTCAGACCACCTTGAAGAACATGGCATCCGCACCCTATGAAATTTCTATCCAAGCTTTTCAGCCGCAAGAGCACGGCCATTGATACGCCCCAGGCGCTCGCTGAAGAGCTGGGTGTTACCTACGACTCAATCAGCGGTCGTCGCGTATCGGGTGGCCAGGCCATGCGGCTATCAACCGTATTCGGTTGCATCCGCGTTCTATCAGAATCAGTAGGCATGCTGCCGTGTCGGCTAATGGAGCAAAACGGCCGGACGCGCACACCAGCCCAAGATCATCCGCTTTACCGGTTACTGAACGTAGCGCCCAACGATTACATGACAGCCCAAGAGTTTTGGGAGCTTTTGATTACCTGCTTGTGCCTACGAGGCAATTTTTACGCCTACAAAGTGCATGGGCTGGGTGATCGAGTAGCAGAGATACTACCGCTTGACCCTGGATCAGTAGAGCCAAAGTTAGACAGCAGCTGGAACCCTGTTTACCGCGTCACGTTTAAAGACGGCACCACGGATGTGCTAGGGCAAGACAAGATCTGGCATGTTCGTCTGATGACGCTTGACGGGTTAATAGGCCTGAACCCAGTGGCGTATGCCCGTGAAGCCATCGCACTGGGGCTGGATACGGAAGAGCATGGCGCCCGTCTATTCAAGAATGGCGCCGTGACAACAGGGGTTCTGCAAACAGAACAGACGCTGAGCGATAACGCCTATAACCGCCTGAAGAAAGATTTTGAAGAACGTCATGGTGGGCTAGCCAATAACCACAAGCCGATGATTCTGGAAGGCGGCTTACAGTGGAAGCCTATATCGCTAAACGCAGAAGACAGCCAGTTCCTTGAAACACGTAAATTCCAGCGTGATGAGATCTGCGCCATCTTTCGTGTGCCGCCGCACCTAGTGGCCAATATGGAACGGGCAACGTTTTCCAATATCGAGCACCAGGGGCTGAACTTTGTTAACTACTCGCTGGTGCCGTACCTGACCCGTATTGAAAAGCGTGTGCTGGTCGGTTTGATGGAACGACAAGATCAAAGTCGTTACTACGCCAAATTTAATACTGGCGCGCTCCTGCGTGGTGACCTTAAAGCCCGCTATGAAAGCTACGGCAAGGGCATTCAGTGGGGAATATTGAGCCCGAACGATTGCCGTGAACTTGAAGATCTGAATGACCGTGAAGGCGGGGATGTTTATCTCACCCCCACCAACATGACCACCAACCCCGAAGGCGCAAACAGTGAAGGAACATCAAATACCTGAACGCCCCAAGGGCGAGCAACCGAAGGCTCGGCGTGAAACGCTACGCCGCCAAGCCATCCAGAGCGGGCTGAGCCAACCTAGTCGCGTTCACGATCTTGAGGACAAGCAGAAATGACCACCAAGCAACGCTTCGACGCGCCGTTAACCATCAAGGCCGTCAATGATGCCGGCGAGTTCGAGGGGTATGGCTCGGTATTTGGCAATCAAGACAGCTATGACGATGTGGTAATGCCCGGCGCCTTCCAGGCTAGCCTCAAACGCTGGCAAGAAAAGGGCCGAATGCCCGCCCTGTTGTGGCAACACAACATGCAAGAGCCTATCGGCGTCTATACCGAGATGAAGGAAGACGACCAGGGCCTGTATGTTAAAGGCCGCCTACTGGTTGATGATGACCCGCTGGCGCGTCGTGCCCATGGCCACATGAAGGCAGGCAGCCTAAGCGGCTTATCTATTGGCTTCATGCTGAAAGAGTGGGAATACGACCGTGATAAGGAAGTGTTCCTGCTTAAAGAGATCGATCTTTGGGAAGTCTCGCTGGTGACGTTCCCCGCCAACGACGAAGCCCGGATCTCAAACGTTAAGAATCAGCTGGCGCGGGGCGAAATGCCCAGGCCCAGCGAGCTCGAAAAAGCCCTGCGAGAAGTAGGGCTTTCTCGTTCTCAGGCCAAGGGCTTTATGTCCTCTGGTTACAGCGCCATCCAGCCGCGTGATGCGGAGGCGGAAAACGCGCTTTCCTCCCTCAAATCCCTACTTGATAAACTGTAAGGAGCCTCCCATGGCTGTTGATGTTAAAGACGTTTCCCAGGTCGCTGAAGAGCTGGGCAAACGGTTCGATGAATTTAAATCCAGCAACGATAAGCGCATTGACGCTATCGAGCAGGAAAAAACAGCGCTATCTGAAAAAACCGAAGCGCTGAACCTCAAACTGACAGAACTGGACCAACTGAAAGCGGATCTTGAAAAATCCCTAAAATCCGCCAACCGCCCTGGTCGTACGGGTGGTGAAGAAGCCAGCGAGCACAAGGCCGCCTTTGAATCCTTTGTGCGCAAGGGGCGTGAAGAAGGCCTGCGCGAACTGGAGCAAAAGGCGCTGCAGACCGGTACGGATGACGATGGCGGTTACGCGGTACCGGAAGAGCTCGACCGAAGCATCCTGGAGCTATTGCGCGATGAATCGCCCATGCGCCAAGTATGTAACACTATTACCGTCAGCACCCCTGACTTCAAGAAGCTGGTCAACTTGGGCGGTGCGGGATCTGGCTGGGTAGGTGAAACAGCGGCGCGTCCTGAAACCAACACTCCTACGCTTGCACAGATCGCCGCGCACATGGGGGAAATCTACGCCAACCCTCAGGCAACGCAAACCAGCTTGGATGATGTCTTCTTCAATGCTGAAGCCTGGCTTCAGTCTGAAGTAGCTGTCGAGTTTGCAGAGCGGGAAGGGGCTGCGTTTTTGCTTGGAGATGGCACCAACAAGCCGAAGGGTGTCTTGAGCTACACCATGGCGGAAACGCCAGACGCCACCCGCGCCTTCGGTACCCTGCAGAACATCCTGTCAGGTACCGCAGGCGACTTTACCGGTGACGATCTGCTGAGGCTGATCTACAGCACCAAGCGTGGCTACCGTGCTGGCGCTACCTTCATGCTCAACATGATGACGCTGTTCAAAGTGCGCACCATGAAAGACAGCGAAGGCAACTATCTGTGGCGTCCGGGCTTGCAAGAAGGCCAGCCTTCAAGCTTGCTTGGTTACGGTGTAACCGAGAATGAAGATATGCCCACGGCCGCTGCTGATGCCCATGCGGTATCCTTCGGCAACTTCCAGCGCGGCTACACCATTGTTGATCGCATCGGTACCCGTGTTCTTCGCGACCCCTACACCAACAAGCCGTATGTCGGCTTCTACACCACCAAGCGCGTGGGCGGCATGCTTACCGATTCACAAGCTATCAAGGTGCTAACGCTCAGCGCAGCATAAGAACAGCGCTGAATAGCACAAGGTGAAGTAGCCAGCAGGCGCTCGCCATTGAGCGCCTGTTTTGTTTAGCCAGGAGAAAGACATGCCTACGATCAACGTCACAAAGCCGTTTCAGTGGTCGCCAGATGGTAAGGAAGTGAAGAGTTACGACGAAGGGCCGCATGACGTGCCCGAACGCTGTGCTGTCGTTGCCGTCGAGCAGCTCAAAGTGGCCAAGCCGTTGAGCGATGCTGAAAAGAAAAAGCTGGATGCAGAGGCAAAAGCCGAGGCAGGCAGCACTGAAGAGCAGCCGCCAAGCCAGGCAGCTAAAACCACCACCAAGAAGTAAGCAGCTAAGCGGTGCCGACAATGCTAGATCTCGAAGTCGTTAAGCAGTGGTGTCGTATTGAGATCGATGAAAGTGATGATGACTCTACGTTAGAGATGCTCTCTAACGCTGCTCAGCGAATCTTTGAGCATGAAACAGGACGCAATCTTTACGCAGCGAATGAAGCCATCCCAAAAGACCCCGTAACAGGAGCGCCGCTTGATGATCGGGCACTAGTACTAGACGACGATATTGCACTGGCCTTGAGTCTGCTGATTAGCGCTTATTACGACAATAGGGATGGCAGCTTCCAGATCCATCCGGCAATTAAGATGGCGATGAAGCCTTACCAGTTCTACAACGTGTGAGGGAATGCGATGCAAGCAGGCAAACTACGCCACCGCGTCACCCTCGAATGGTGGGAAAAAGGCCAACGGACTGCTTCCGGCGCCACACCAGAAGGCTGGCAGCCCGGGAGAAAGCTATGGGCAGAGGTTGAGCAGCTACGCGGGCGAACCCTGTTCGCAGCACAGGAAGCCAACGCCGAAACCACCGCGCGCATCCGCATGCGTTATCAGCCGGATGTTGCCGACGCCACTGGCAAAACCCTACGCCTTCGCCACGGCGCTACCGTCTACCGCCTGGAAGGTCGGCCCATTGATCTGGGGGGCAAGCGCGCCGAGCTGGAGTTGATGTGTCATGAGTGGGTTTGATGTCCAGTTACAGGGTGAAGACCTTCGCCGAGTGAAAGCCCAGCTCTCGGCGCTGGAAGACAACATCAAGGAGCGCGCCATTCGTTCCGGCCTGGTCGCAGTGGCCTCCCCGATTAAGCGCACCGCCAAAAGCCTGGCACCAAAAGAAAGCGGTGACATGGCCAAGGCCGTTGGCCATCTCAATATCAACAAGCGGCAGCGCAGCCGGTTAGGTTTTAAGGCGGGCGAGGTCGGCATTCTGATCGGCACCAACCGCAAGATTCGTGGCCGCTGGCAGGGAAAGAAGGGCATGTGGCATGAATACGGTACGGAACACATGGACGCCAATCCGTTCCTTGAGCCCGCCATGTCTCAAAACCAGGGCGGCACCCAGAAGCGTTTTTATGACGGCCTCTCCAAATACCTCGACCGGCAACGCAAGAAGGGCGCCATCTAATGATCGATAAGATTCTGACAGCACTGAACGCCTCGGGCATTACTGCCGTGCTTAGTAGCGATGCCGACCCCAGCCGTAGTGACACGGTACCGGAGCTGGTCAACCTGGTTGACCCGGTTGTCTCCGGCAGCCTCTGGCCGCTCAATCTGCCGTCTGACGCCCCCAACACCAACGGCGTTTATTCGCTGGCCGGGCTGGCGCATATCGACGTAGACGGCTACCGCATGGGGCGCGTTGACACCTACGTACTGAGTTTACGCAGCCCAACGTTTGACCCGCTGCGCACCATGACAGACACCCTGATTGAGCGCGTATCAGATCATACCGGCATCAATAGCTGGGACATCACCGACGCGGCCACCGATTACGAATACGACCAGCGCCAATACCGCGCCCACTTCGAAGTGCAGGCCACCAGCTTATCGATGGCAGCACCGCAGCTACCCGCTGCATTCGTGCACCCCGCCCAGGCAATGGCCGAACCCAACGCCTTGAGCACCTTTGATGTACGCCAGACGGTGATTGAGCAGGTCGCCGTGGTGCTTGTGGACGAACAGCCCGGCATCGAAATCCAGCGCCGCGCTATTCAGGCGGCGTTGCTGGGCCTGGAAACCGAAGACGCCGTTGCGCCACTGGAATACGGCGGCGGCCAACGCGTGGCGGTATCAGGCCGCCACGTCTACTGGCGAGAGGTATACACCTACCAGCGCTTGATCCGCAGCTAACCAAAAGGCATCGCCATGAAATTCACGCTTAAAGTAACGCGCAGTCGGTATCACTCAGAGAGAGATGCTGAAAAGCTCAAGAAGCTCACAGACGCTGGATTTGCTGTAAAGCCGGTGGCTAGGACGCTAGGCATGGATCGAGAAATCACATCCCGCGGCATAGAGATAGAGGTAAACACGCTAGATGATTTGATCAATCTGAATAAGCACTGGGGGTGCGAGTTGATATTTGATGCCGATGAGAAAGAAATCACCCTGTATGACGACTACCTCGAATAGCTAACCACCCCAAACCCACAACACCCGCCTTGAGCGGGTTTTTTTATGCCTGGAGGAAACCCCCATGGCCCGACAAGGCGGCAGTTACACCAAGCGTAACGGCAAAACAGAGCTCGTCCACCGGACGAAACCCGGCGCCGCAGCGCCCGCCGCAAAACCAGCGGCAGTACCGGCACCCCAGCCAACCCAAGCCCCGGCCACGCCGGAGAAACCCCAGAAAACCGGCAAAGTAACGGAGGCCGACAATGGCTAAGAAATGGCGTAAGCGCTATGTAGTCGCGCAGATTGAAGACGTGTATGGCGAAGCGCCGGCGGATATGTCCGCTGCCACCATTCTCGAAGTGGTGATGCTCGATGGCGGCAACCCTTACGCGGGCAACACCGTTGACCGTGAACGTATGCGCGATGGTCTCGGCTCGTTCGAACAGGTCAACACTGGCCCTTATGTCGAACGCCAGATCCGCGTACCGCTAGCAGGGCAGGGCACGGCAGGCACGGCACCGGCCTACGGCATGTTGCTGCGGGCGTGCGGGCTTTCTGAAACCACAGACCCTACTTCGGTGACCTATCAGCCCGCCTCTGATGGTCATGAGTCGGTAACGCTGTGGTGGGTGGAAGACGGCCAGACCCAGCTTATTAAGGGCGCACGCGGCACGCTGACCATCTCCCAGGATTCCGGCGCACTGCCGTACATCGAGTGCAATTTCACCGGGCTGTATGAAAAAACCGCCAATGGTGCCGATGCCTCGCTGGCAACGCAGGCGGTACAAGCCAAGGAGTTACCGATCAACAAGCAGAACACCGTGGCCACCATTGACGGCCATTCTGCCTGCATGTCGTCTCTCTCCATGGATCTGGGTAACCAGGTGGAGCACCGCAACCTGATCAACTGCGAATCGGTACACATCACTGATCGCGCTGTGACCGGCTCCACCAACATCGAAGCGCCGGACATCGCCACCGAGGACTACTTCGCCAAGGTCGAAAGCCATAACGGCGTCACGCTATTGCCGATTAGTCTGACCCACGGCGCCACGCCGGGCAACATCGTCAAAATCGATTCCCAGCGGGTGCAGCTCGCCAGCATTTCGCCAACGGACAATCAGGGCATCATGCATTACGACCTGAGCCTGCGCTTCGTGCCCACCGATGGACAGGACGACGATTTCACCCTGACGTTCAAGTAATTCGCCACCCCAGCCCGCCTAGCGCGGGCTTTTTTGTGCCCAAAAACAGGAAGCACCCATGAGCTTTGTACTCAAGACCATTCCCGACATCGTTGTGCCCGTTACCGTCCAAGTGCCCGGCGAAGACGAACCGTCCACCATCTATGCCAAGTGGCGGCTGCATCCCGTCAGCAAGACACAGGAAATGATGGACAAGCAGCGCGCTGGCGAGCTGACCGACGACGCATTGGTAGACCAAGACCTGCTCGATATCACCGGCATCAGTGACGAGAAAGGCAACGACGTTAAATTTTCGAAAGACCTCGTGGCGCAGCTACTGGATACCGCGTACGTGCGCAAAAGCCTCATCCTCAGCTGGTTTGCCGCACAGCAGGGCCGTAGTGAGGCCGCCGCAAAAAACTAAGCGACGCGGGCCGGTGGTGGGCGGGCGCTGGCCGCGTGGAAGATGCCCGCGAAAGCGACGCTAAGGCGCTGGGCATCGTGCATCAGCAGCCCGCCACGCCAGACGTGTGCGAAGTGTGGCAAGAGCACACCGAAGCATTAGACGTGTTTCTCGCCTGCCGCACGCAGTGGCGCATTATCGCCGGCATGAGTGGTGCGCATCACCAAGGGCTCGACTACACCGCGCTAGAAAGCGTGATGCGCATGAAGCGCGTGGAAGACCCCGACGAAACACTAGCCCAGATCCAGCACATCGAAGCTGGCGCGCTGGAAGCGCTAAATAATATCAATTAATACAGCCCTGCCAACCAGTAGGGCTTTTTGTGTGCGCCTCGCACGGGCGCAATAACCCGAGAGCCTTTCAGAAAGAGCCCAGGTGAAGCGCCGGTAAAAAGCTGGCGAGCTTCTCTTGGGGCTGGCGTTTCTGTGCGACTGGGCTCTTTACTAAAAGGAAAACTGATATCAGTTGAAGTCCGAGCGATTATCGTTTGTATGTCTTTTTGCAGGCGTACTCCATGACGAACACCACTTGGGAAACGCTGCCGGGACGCTGATGAAATGTATAAGCGTCGATAGCCTTGTAGGCCGCAGATTGCATGCCCGGTCCCTCAACGCTTGCCGCCCACGCCAGTAGCGAGTCCTCTGATTCGCCTCCGCTCAGCGAGTCTCTAACCTGCATTGCCATTTCTGTTAGCGCCTGTCTGTCGCGACATTCGTCAATCGAATGTCCATAAGAGACTGCCGGCAGCAATAGCAGCGTAGCGAGGATGGTTTTTTTCATCGTGTCGCACTCGTGATCTGTGATGTATCTGTGATCTTACATGATTCGAGAAAACGACTCCCGCCATGACGTGGGATTGTTTCTTTCACCCTCGCTAAACGCGGGGCTTTTTTATGCCTGAAATTCGAGGTGGCCATGGCCAAGCAATACAAAACAGGGCTGATTATTACCGGCGATGCCTCTGGTGGCATTCGCGCGGTTAAGGCCACCGAGGCTGAGCTGGCCAAGCTGAATAAGGGTTTTGATAGCGGCAACAAAAAAGCACGCGGTTTTGCCGATGGCTCGAAAAGCGCATCAAGCGAAGTGGCGGCGCTGAGCAAGTCGGCTAAAGCGGCGGCGGCTGGCGTAGCGGCGGTTTCTGCCTCTATTGCGGCGGCGGGCGGGGCGGTTTTTGCGTTCACCAAAAACGCGGCGGATAACACCCGCAGTTTGGTAAACCAAGCGCAGGTAGCAAACACCAGTGTCGCGGAATTTCAGCGCTACGCTTACGCCAGCAAATCGGTACGCATTGAGCAAGAGAAGCTCGGCGGCATTCTGCAAGACGTTAACGATCGCGTTGGCGAATTTATGGCGACGGGCGGCGGCCCGATGGCCGATTTCTTTGAGAATATCGCGCCGGAAGTTCGCGTCACTGCCGAGCAATTCCGCAACTTATCCGGCCCGCAGGCGCTCCAGCTCTATTACGATTCGCTAGAAAAAGCGAACTTGTCGCAAGCCGATATGACGTTCTATCTGGAGACAATGGCGAGCGATACCACGGCGCTGATTCCGTTGCTGCGCAACGGTGGCCAAGGTTTTGCAGAAATGGCAAGCGAAGCCGACAGCCTCGGCATTGTGCTTAGTGAAATGGATGTCGCTAACCTGGCTGAGTTCGTCGCGCAAGTTGACCGCGTGAGCGCCACATTCAGTGGTCTGAGCGCTGTCGCCGCCGCTCAATTAGCGCCTACGCTATCAGATGTCGCTGATTCTCTAGTTGATGTCGCGATTGCGTTTCGAGAGGGTAAATACGACAAGCACCTCGATGCGCTATTCAATGGCGCTCAAGTGGTGGCAACGCTGCTCGCTGGTCGCTTCGTGGGCGCAGTTGGTGCTTCAACTGTATCCATGCTGGCTGCCACACGACAATCAGTTGCCTATCAGATGGCCTTGGCACGCATGGCGGGTGTATCAAAGACAGCCGCTGCTTCGCAAACTGCGTTAGCAGGCGCTAGTCGTGCCGCCGCTGGCGCATTGGCGCTAGTCGGCGGTCCTGCCGGTGCGGCGGTGCTCGCTGCGGGCGCTGTCTATTATTTCCGTGAAGAATTAGAGCTGGTTAAGCCCAAGGTCAAATCGACCGAGGACTACGTTCGCGAGCTGTCGGCGGGCATCGATACAATGAGTGAGTCGGCGATAAATAACCGGCTCGACGTGCTGCGCCTCGATCTGATGGAAACGTCAAAACAAGCGATTAGCACCGCAATTGCGTTATCCAAGCTCGAAGAAACAGAGGTCATGTACGGCCAGGGAATGGCTGCTGACCAGCGTGCTGGGGTAGAGCAGCGTAGCGCACAGCTAGAGAATCTGCGTAACGAGATTGATGCTACCACGGCGACGATTGCCGAAGCGGAAGCGCGGCGCGAAGCGCTGATCGCTGGGCGCGAGCAGCACACCATCGTTACCGATGATGAGACCGAATCAATCATCCGGCAGAATCAAGCCTACTCTGACGTTGCCGCCAGCCTAGACCCCGCCATTGCGAAGCAGAAAGCCTACACCGAAACAATGCAGGCGCTCACAAAAGAGCTGACTGCAAACAACATCTCAAGCGAGGAATTCCAGCGGCTCAAAGGGCTGGCGGAAGCCAAGCTGCATGATGTCGCCAAGGCAGCGGGAAGCACTGGTGGGGCGTTTCGCAGCCTGTCGAAATCGGCAGACGAAGCGGGCCAATCGCTGGAAGAGCAGTCTGCGTCGGCCCAGGGGTTAATTGACACGCTGTACCCACTGCAAGCGGCTCAGCGGCAGTACTCCGATGATAAAGCCGCGCTGATTTCCTATGCGCAACAGGAGGGGCTGGGTAACGACTGGGTGGTCCAGTCAATGATCCGACTGAACGATCAGTACGCCGAGGGTAGCGCGGTTGCCGATGCGTTCGGTGAGTCGGCAGTGCAGGCCACGGAAGACGCCGCGGCTGGCACGAGCGATATGGAGAAGCTGTTCGAAAACAGCATGGATCGCATGGACGATGCCGCCGTCGATATGTGGCGCAATTTCCTAGACGGCTCGGAAAACACGTTCGACTCGTTTAAAAACATCGCATTAGACGCGCTGGCTGAGGTGATTCACGCTTTCACCACGCGCCAGATCACGGCGTCGTTCGGCATTAATGCTCAGGGTGGAGCAGCGGGAGCGCTGGGAGGCGGCTCAGGCGGGCTAGGCGGTCTCGGTGGGTTGTTCTCTGTCGGGAAAAGCCTGCTAACAGGCGGGCTAGGCGGCATTTCTTGGGGAGGTGTCGGCACCGCTGGCTATTCTGGCGGCTGGGCTGGGAACGCAACATCTGGGCTGGGCCCATCGGGCGCGCTTGATATGTGGGGCGGCTCAACGTCCAACTTCGGCGGCATGACGGGCATCGCATCGTTGGGCGCAGGGATGGCAGGGAGCAAGGTCGGAGCCCTAATAGCTGACTCATTTACCGATAGGATTGCCAACTCTAATTACGGGTCGATGGCAGGCGGAGCTATCGGTACGTTTTTCGGCGGGCCAATCGGTGCGGGCATTGGCTCTGCCATCGGTAGCATTGCCGACAAACTGTTCGGGTCAAAAGACACACCGCTCAGAATGGTCCCGATGCGGGCAGATGCTAGCTATTCCGGCTGGGACCAGGGGATATACGAGCAAGGAGCGCTAGGGGCTGTTGGGTTCCGCGACGACGGAACGAAAGAGCTGGTAGACAAATGGAATGAGGGCGACGCCCGCACGCTGCTAAAGCAGGTGGCAGAGCTTGACGGCGCGCTGGCAAGCCTTGCGACGAACGCCAGTGAGCTAGAGGCGATGAAAACTGCGGTCGCTGGAGCAACTGAAGCGACAGGCAACGTCGGCAACCTCGCTGGCCTATTCACTAGTCGTTATGGCAGCGCCATTGGCGCGCTGGGCGATGATTTTAAAGCGTTTTTTGATTCGCTGCAGGGTGGTCTGAACGAAACTCTGCCGCAAGCAGCGCTGGCTCGCGAGTCCCTGCTGTTGATGCAAGACGCTGCCGATATTCTCAGACTGCAATTCAACGATACAGGCGCGGCTGCCTACGAGGCGGCGGGACATCTCGCTGTGATGGCGGGCGGCACGCAGAACCTCGCGGCATTGCAAGCGAACTACCACCAAGCGATGCTCACTGATGCCGAAAAGATGGAAATGGCACGGTCAGAGCTCGAGGCGGGCTTTGGCGCTCTCGGCGCGTCTATCCCAGCGACGAAAAAAGGGTTCCGCGAGCTAGTGCAGGCGCAAGACCTGAACACCCAAGCGGGACGCGAAAACTACGTTCAGCTGATGACGTTAGTCGATGGGTTTAACGCATTCAAGCAAGCCACCGCGCAGATACCATCGGCTCTTGACGAGATAACCAACAGGTTCGACAAGCTCGCAGACAGCGCAAGAGATGCAATCTCGGACGCAGAAACTGGGGTTTTGCGCGCGTGGGAGGCGTTTAGTAGCCAGTCAATAGAGCAGCGTATTGCACTACTAGAACTAGCGGGTGACAAAGAGACGCTACTCGTTGAGGCCCGCGAGCGCGAGCTAGCCGCTATTGATGAGTCGCTACGCCCGACACAAGAGCGCATTTGGGCGCTTCAGGACGAAGCCGCCGCACAACAGGAGGCAGCCAAGGCTGGACAGGCGTATGCCCAGTCGCTGGCGAGTGCGCAGGACTGGCTCGGTTCGACGTTGGGCAACATTAGCGGCTGGATCGACAATCAGAACGCCACGGGCGGGTCGCCCACGGACAATCTGGCGGCGTCTCAAGCGCAGTTCGACGCACAGCTAAAGCTGGCGCAGGGCGGCGACCGCGAGGCGCTGCAGAGCATCACTCAGTACGCCGACCGCCTGCTGGCAGGCAGCGAGGATATGTTCGCCTCCGGCCCTGCTGCTCAGGCAGAGCGCGAGAAAGTGCTGGCCGCGCTGGAAAAACTACCTGACGCGGTGAGTGCTGAGCAGTACATCGCGGACGAAATAAAGACGGCTCTACGCGAGCAGACGGCTGGCATTACAGACGACCTGGGCGACGTTCTCACGAATGGCACGCCAGCTAAAATTGCTGCTGAGCTAGCGGGGTCGTTTGACGCGCTCACGCTCGGCGTCAGTGAGGTTCTGACGCGTGATCAGCTCGCTACAGTGATGCAGGGCAAAGCGACTGACGCGCAGCTAGATGCGCTGATGAAGATGGTTGACATCAATGGCGACGGCGTGATGAGCGGACTTGAGTCGGTCATAATCAAGTCGTTGCCGAGCGACACGCTGCTCGGGAATGTGCTGAAAAACCAGCTTGAAACTACTCGAAACAAACAACTGACTAGGGCGCAGGTTGTGAGTGCGCTCAAGCCTGTCGCTTCGGGCAGGCAAATCAGCTCGCTAATCAAACGTGTTGACAAAAATGCTGACGGCATCATCACCGCTGAAGAGCTGACCGCTGCGAACATTAGCAGCATGCAGACAGCGGTAGTCAGCTCGCTCAGCTCGTCGTTTGAGACGCTTGACGATAACGTTGACGGATTGCTGACATTCAGCGAGCTGAAATCAGGGCTGGCTGGCATTGCAACTAATGCTCAAATACGCTCAATGATGGGCGCCGCCGACCTCAACAATGACGACGTTATCAGCAAGCTAGAAAGCGTCATCGTCGCGGAGATGCCGACAGATACCCGCCTTGGCACGGTGCTGAAAAACCAGCTCGAGGCGACGCGCAACAAGCAACTGACTCATGAGCAGGTTCGCAACGCCCTCGCCCCAATCGCGTCAAAATCTGTCATCAATAAGCTCATAGAGCGTGCAGACAAAAACGCAGATGGAATCATCACTCAGCAAGAACTGAGCAACGTCCGACTAGGCGGTCTAGTCGCAGGCATCGGAAATACGCTCAAGCCGATGTTTGAGGGCATTGACACCAGCCTTGACGGACTAATTGATTACGGAGAGTTCGGTAAATATTTCGACGGCATGGCGTCGGACGCAGAGCTAGAGAACATATTTCGTCTGCTGGACGCGAACGGTGACGGCACTATCAGTGCGATTGAAGCGGGCAACGCGTCGTCTGAGGGCGTTGAGAGCAACACTCGCTCGATAGAAGAGCGCTCACTGGACCAGCTTGCTAGCCTGCGGGGGCTGGTGCAAGAGATGACGCGCTCGACTAATCAATTCGTCGGGCTCAACTCAACGATGCAGTCTCTACGTGAGTCTATAAACGCCCTGGGCGTGGCACAGGGAGAGGCTGCGCGCATTGAGCGAGAGAGAGCGGCAGCGGCGCGGCGAGAGCGTGAGCGCATAGAGCGAGAGAGGAAGGCGGCGGAGCAGGCGGCTCGCGAGGCGGCGGAGATAGCTAGGGTGCAAGCCGAAATCCGCAGAAACGAGACGGCACTCGCTGGACTCAGAGAGCAGTACGCTGGAGGAACAGGGCGAATAGCTGAGGCTGCGGGCGACGTGAGCTGGAGCGACAAAAACATGCTGTTCCAGCTCATTGATGCAGCAACCGGCGGCGATGAGATTCTATCTCATGATGAGCTGCTTAGGATTGCTTCAGATATTCGCGGCATGGGGCTAGATAATCAGCGAGCTGAGGCGTGGGGCGTGCGTGTTGCTCAGCAGCTCTATGCAGACTCAAATATCGCGCGAATTGAGGCGCTGATAAGGAAGCTAAAAGGGGGTAGCGGCAGCTTTGATTACGACGCATCCGGCAGGCTCCCCCAGTTCTCCAGCGGTGGCTACACCGGAGCGGGCGGCAGGTATGAGCCAGCAGGTGTAGTGCACAAGGAAGAGATTGTTTGGAGTCAGGCAGACATTGCACGAGCTGGCGGCGTGGGTGTTGTTGAGTCCATGCGCACGATGAGCGCGAGCGCCTGGCAGGCACCGAGCAACAGCGGCGCGGACGGCACGCTGGGCATTCGTGCCGAGCTGCCTCCTATCTCGCTGCCGCCGCTGCTGGGCGGGGGCGACGTGGTTGAGGTGCTGCAAGACCTGCGGCACGAAGTTGCTGAGCTGCGCAAAGAAAACGCCAAGCTACAGAGCGAAGGCAACAGGCACGCGGCGGCTAGCGTGACGGTACAGCAGGCGGGCTTCCAGCGTCAGATAGCCGAGCAGCAGAAAAGCAACCGTTCACTGGCCACGATGAGCAGCAGCACACGCTTGGAGGCCGCACGATGAACGGTGAATGGCTGCTCTCTCTAGACGCGCTGGATGCTGACGACAATCCCGTCACGTTGCGCTTCTCAACTGGCCAGTATCACGGCGATGGCGAGGCATGGACGCCACGCATTCAGCAAGCGGGCCTTTATAAAGCGGGCCTGTTCGCTGGCGACCTGCTCAACGTCAGCCGCTCCGGCTACGGCGAAACGACGCTCATCAACTCAGATGGCGCGCTGGATTATCTCGTCGATTACGCGATGGATGGGCGGCAAGCCGTGCTCAGCTACGCAGAGGGCGAGGCGCTGACAGAGGTGCTTGTCGGCACAGTGGCGCGCGTCAGCTATCAGGGCCGCATGATCTCTCTGCGACTGCGCGACCCGATTGAAACGCTGCAACAGTCGCACCCGCATACGCGCTATGCCGGTGATAACGTGCTGCCGGATGGGCTAGAGGGCACGGATGACGATATCGGCGGCACGATCAAGCCGAGACTATACGGGCAGGTGCGCAATGCACAGCCGACGCTCGTCAACACCGCAAAACTCATCTATCAGATCAGTGACCAGAGCTGCACCGTCTCGGCGGTGTACGACAACGGCGTGCCGCTTGAATTCGACGGCGCTTACACCTCGCTGGCCGAGATGGAGGGTGCCGCGCCTGCCGCCAGCCGGTGGGATGACTGGGAGCCGCCAGCGGGCAAATGGCGCAGCATCAACGGCTATATCCGGCTGGGCGCCACACCTGTTGGGCAGATCACCTGCGATGCAGATTGCGACGCTGCTGATGCAGGCAGTGTGATGCAGGCCATTGCGGCAGATGCAGGCGCGGCAATCGGTGATGTGTCTGCGCTCAACAGTGCAGGGCAAGTGCGAATGTGGATCACAAACGAAACCACCACCGCTGAGCTGCTCGATCAGATAGCGGTCAGTGTGGGCGGCTACTGGCGCATTGACAGCCATCGCGTGATTCAGGCGGGAACGCTGGAAGCGCCCGCTGCGCCAGAAATGACGCTGCTCGACCATCAGATGATAGAGATCAGCCGCGAATCCGCAGGCGCTGGCTCAAATGGCCTACCCGTCGGCAGAGTGCTGGTTGAGTGCGATCCGATAGAAGTCACGCAAACCGATCTGGCCGGTGACGTCGCTGAGGATAGGGTGGCTCGGTTGGCGTTGGCCGTGCGTGAGGCGGAGGCGGAAGACGCGCCCACGCTGGCTCGGCATCCGCTGGCTGACGGCGTAATGATCAGCAGCCGCCTCGCGACTCGCGCGCAGGGTGCCGCGCTGGGCGCTCGTGTGCTGGGCTTGCTCTCGCCGCGCCGCGATAGCGTCTCTGTAATCGCTCGCGTGCAAGACACCGGCGCGCTGGCTATCGGTGACACGGTGCGCATTGTCACGCCTCGCCTCGGATACGCCGACGGCCGCAACTTGCTGGTAGTGGGCCGCGAAATAGACACCGCCCGCAATCGGCTAACACTGGATTTATGGGGGTAACCATGTCTGAGCGACACGTCACGATGTGCTGGCCAAATTATATCGACGAATCAACGCTGTCCGGCGGGCAGTGGTCGGCTAGTTTGCCGCTGTCTCAGCTCATGTCCGCCACTACGGCAGACGTAGCAGAGAGCGTCGGGTTAGATCCTGCTAATACGCAATTTGACATCACGCTGCCGCGCTTTCGCACCATCGCTGTCGTGGCGCTAAACAATCACAACCTGAGCGTTTCAGCGCGCTGTCGCGTGACGATGTTCCGCGACACGCAGGCGCAGAACGAAATATGGAATAGCGGCTGGCAAAACGCATGGCCCGCGATTTATTCAACGGCTGAGCTGAACTGGGAGGACTCCAATTTCTGGTCTGGCAGGCCGTATGAAGAAGACCGTAAAGATTTTACCCCGCTGGGCTGGGTGTTTCTCGATAGGCTGCAGGTGGCGCGGCGTGTGCGTGTCGAAATAGACGACCCGACAAATAGCGATGGCGCAGTACGCCTCGGGCGATGCTTTCTGGGCAACTCATGGCAGCCGACGTACAACGCCAGTTACGGCATTCAATACGGGTACGACATCGGCACGGAGTTCGAAACGGCGGGCAACGCGAACATGACCGAGTATGCGGACGTGAAAACGCCCAAGCGCACCGTGTCGTTCAGCCTCGATCATCTGGATGCTGATGAGGGTGCACGCCGAGCACTGGCATTGCAGCGGCAGCAAGGGCTGCATGGTGAAGTGCTCTACACCGAGTTTCTGGAAATCACCAACCCCGTGGCATTCTCCCGTGCATTCATCGGACGACTATCCAGCGCTGATCCGTTAGCACACCCGTACTACGCGACATACACCAATTCAATCAGCATCAAGGAGATTCTGTGATGACAGGCCACCGGCAGTACGTCGGCCTGAGGCTGTCTGATGTGGCGGGGGCGGTGCCGTCAGTGGCGCAGATGAGTGTGGGTGAACTGGCAATAAATACCGCCGATGGCCGCATTTACGCGCTGCTTGCTGGAGGCGTGCGGGATATCACCGACGGCTACAGCGTAGCCGAAATAGATCAACTGCTCGGCACGAAACTGGATGCTGACAGCCGCTATACCGACGCAGAGGCCGTTGCCGCATTGCGTGCCGCCAGCGACTGGCGGGCGGTTGACTGGAATGCAGCTTACGGCTGGGGCGACCACGCGCAAGCGGGCTACCTAAAAAGTGTTGGCTGGGCCGCAGTGAGCGACAAGCCGGCATTTTCTGATGTCGCCACGTCCGGCGCGTATAGCGACCTGAGCGGCAAGCCCGACCCCACCGACTACGCCACGGCATCGCAAGGCGCGAAGGCCGACAGCGCGGTGCAGCCTAGCGACATTGGCACTGCCGCCGCCGCCAACAAAGACGACTTCGACCCAGCAGGCAGCGCCGCCAGCGTCGAAAAACGAATCACCCACACCCTTCAGCAGCAGTCCGATCCACTACTGATGCACTTCTTGTAACAGAGTCATAGGAGGCCTATATGGCTAGCGTGACATTTCCCGTCGAGTTCGGCGGCGACGGCAACACCTACACCGGCGATGATAACCCAAACACGGGCCTTGCAAACGATGGACACCGCCTTCGCTTTGTGCCCGCTCTTGCTAACGCGGTCGCGATGGCGGAATGGACGAAAGAGAAGGCCGGCGAGACAAACAATGACCGGCACCTAGCAACAACAGCAGCCGCGCAAGCGCAAGGCTCGCGGGCAGCCGCGCAGGCATCTGAGCTGGCTGCAACCGCTGCCGCTGCCGCTGCCATTGAGTCAGCAAAACTGGGTGCGGCGTATTACCCGAGCGCCGCCGTCGCGCTCGATGACACCGAGCCGGGGGCTTATTTCAACGTGTTAGAGGGCGATTATATTCAACTCTATCTCAATGATAACGGTGCAGCTAAACCGTTAATCCGGATGGCATCACAAGAGTCGCTAGATAAATTAAACGCCCGCCCTGACCCCCTCCTTACATCACTCGTTTTTAGTTGAGGTTATATCAATGACACTACGCACTCATGCAGTAGCGCTGACCGGCTCAGATCAAACCGTAGTTACAGTGCCCGAAGGGCAAGAGGCCACTTGTAATAGCATTTTATGCACCGGCTCTGGCAGTTTAACGCTGAAATATAAAGAGGCTAACGGTACAGAGCATACTGTATTTAGTAGCAAATCCATTACTGATGAAATTGCATTAGAGCGCAGTTTTAATCTATCCGCTGGGGATTCGCTAATAGCTAGCGGCTCAGGGCTGAGCATCTTCATCTCTGCGTATTATGTCGGCTCATCATCCGGCAGCGCAGTGATGGCGTTTGGCCCAGGCCCACAAGTGCTGAAAGCAGGCGACATGCAGGCAGGATATTTCGGAGAGGTATCGGCTGCCGAATTTTACTCGGGCAACCGGCTGGCGCTTGAACTCGGCGTCACAGAAGGCACGCTGCAAAACAGCGAGGCGGGATGGCTTAAATTCGCTAGCAAAGGCAAAGTGCTGTTTGTTGCAAAACAAACATTTATGCATTCAGTGGCATGGGATCATCTCTACAGTCGCGGGATTGTCTACGGCACGGATGATGTCGGGATTTCCCCCCGTGGCACGCCCACAAATCAGATGACAACAGTCGATCACGGTGGAAATAAATTTATCGTGCGGCTGATGACGGGCGCGAACGCAGACCCTTTCCCCGAATCTGACCCGCTATATCTCACCGAGGACATGTGTCAAATGGATATCGGCGGTGGCGGCGAGTGGAATACGCTGATGTACCGCGTACATCAAGACATTCCCGACTGCCCCGACACTATCGGCATGACCGCCGATAGGCACTCCGGCCCCCAGGTGGGCGACAACTGGGCAAATTTTACGAATAGCGATTTGAATATCGGGAGCGGGAGCGGTCGAAACGTGTGGTGTCAGGAGGCGAGCGACACGATCGAGAGATTTCGCGCGCTTCGCGGCAACGTTGACGTCACGCACTTCGGTAACAACGACGCGGCCAACAGCAGCCTGTCTCACGGCTGGCGTCCCGTGTTAGAGCTTGTGGTTTAAATAATCAATAATCTATACGGCAGGGTTCTCCCTGCCTTTCAATATATCCGCGAGGCAATAAATGATTAAATCAGATAACAACCAGTACAGTTTAAAAGTTACGTTTAGTGACAACGGAATCGAGCGCGTTAAATACGCGGACGATGCGAAATACTGGAGCGAGATGGTAGGGCGTCACGGGCATTTATCGAATCTCGCTATTGAGCCGCTAGAATTAACTGCCGTTCAACAGGGCCGGCTCGACAATCTGCCGTCAGGCGTGCAAAGCGCATCACTCTATGTCGAGTACGGCACTGACGAGCCGGATAGCCCACACTACGACGCGACAGCGTATCAGCGGGCACAAGAGGCCAGCGTTCGCCCCGCCATCGAATACCAGCGCAAGCTGCAAGAATCCAAGGGCGTCACAATCAACGGCGTGCGATACAGCGGAGATGCGAGCAATCGGCAAGCCCTCAGCGAGGCGCTGCAAGCGGCAGACGCGATGGGCATAACACATTTTGACTCATGGCTAGATAGCGACAAAAACACGCATAACAATCTACCCGTTGCTGATGTTTACGCTGCACTACTCGCGATCGGAAGGCGACGTAGCGCACTCATCGCTATCGAGTCGCAGCACGTCGCCGCCACCGCGAACGGTGATGCAGCCGCTGTGGATTGGTCGCTAGCCGACGAGGGGATCTATACCGAACTCGCCGAGCAGGGATCCGGCATTGTGGAATCGGGGTCAGGCTCAGGCGTGATCGAGTTTGAGAACGGCTCAGGCGTCATTGGCAACTAACTCAAAATCCGCCGCCACGGGCGGTCGAGCTGAACAGCAACAGCCCGCCCACAGGGCGTGGAGAGCGTCAGCGTTAAAGCGGCGGTTTTTCTTGATGTTTCTGGTCGGAGCGACAGGATTCGAACCTGCGACATTTGCAACCCCATTTTTCCGCTTCAGCCTTCCACTAACGCTTTAAAATGTTCAGTTCTTTCTTCTGTCATGCCAGCGTCCAGGGCATCAAGATAATCGGCGTACCACTGCATCATTGCACGCCGTTTCTCAATATACTGCGCCTGGTTATAAACCCCCGCGACGCCTCCTTCCTTGTGCGCAAGCTGCGCCTCTACCAGATCTTTTTTCCAGCCGTGTTCACGCAGCAAGGTAGATGCTGTATGGCGAGCACCGTGACCAACAAGCTTCCCTTTGTAGCCTACGCCCGCAATCGCCTGATTGATTGTATTCTCGCTGAGCGCCGGGTTCTTTGGGCCTTGGCCAGGAAAAATCAGCCGCTGCCTACCTGTTTGAAGTCGCACCTCTTTGAGGGAGGCGAGCGTTTGAGCTGCAAGTGGAACGACATGCTCTCGCCGCATCTTCATTTTCTCTGCTGAGATAACCCATAGTCCATCATCGAAAGAGATCTCCGACCATTCTGCAAAGCGCACCATGCCTGGGCGTGACGCGGTACGCAGCACCATCCATACTGCGGCCTGGGTGATGGGGCGACTGCGCGAAGATTTCATGGCTGTGATAAAAGCGGGAAGCTCGGTTTCAAATAAGTGTGGGTAATGAACTGTGTCGGGCGCTTTGGCCGCAATATGCTTTAGCTCGCTTGCCGGGTTCAGCTCACAGAGTCCCTCGGCAATTGCCTCACTGAAGATCTGGTTTACCCAGCCACGCACCTTCTCTGCGATGTTATGAGCTTCACGGGATTCAATGCCGCGCTGAATTGCAGTGCAGTCCGCTCGAGTAATATCTGACAAGGGTTTGTCGCCAATTCGAGGCAGTATGTCGCCATCCAAGTAACGCCGCATTTGACTGGTAGTGCCCGGAGAGCGACCAACATCAAGCTTACGCTGGTACCAGTGCTCGGCAGATGCGCGAAACGTTGGCAGCTCACCGTGGTCATCCAGGTTGGCAATATCAATACCATCAGATAGCTGGCGCCGCAGATCTTCCGCTGCCCGGCGTGCGGCTTTTCCGGAGACTGCCGGGAAGCCACCAAGGCCTTTCCATGACCACTTACCATTTGGCCGCTTATAGCGCAGCTCCCACGACTTGGAGCCATTAGGTTTCACGCGCAAGTAAAGGCCCAGACCGTCTAATTCACGGTAGGCTTTTGCTTCGGGTTCGAGTGAGGCTAAAACAGTATCGGCTAACGGCCGTCGTTTTATCTGAGTGCGTTTCAT